CGCAATGACTGCTCGATGGGGAAGTCGTAGAACTCCCGACCAGATGAATACATCCATTGTTCTGAACCTGTAATACTCATGGTTCTATCTCCTATGCAAATGCAAGTTGTGGTGCGCCTAGTAAAATACGTCCTGATGCTGCTACGATGTACGGAACTACATCCGTCCCACTAGCAGAGAGTGTAATACCAGCCCCACCAGCAGTCTCGTAGTCTGTTCCAAGAGATACTGTGTAGCCACCTGTTTGAATGAATGTAATAAATCCTGATTGACCAACCTGTTCTGTTGTAGGATTAGCAAGAGTAATATTACCAGTTAAAGTTAAAATAAAGTTTTGATATGTTCCAAAGTCTAATGTTGTGCTTCCAGTAACACTTGCAGTTTGTGAACCAGCAACAGCTGTTTTAGTAATTATTACTTTGCCACTGCTGTCGATGCGCATACGTTCTGTAGTGCCTGTGTCAAAAGCTATGTGGTCAACTCCACGAATTGTTAATTCGTCTCCAGTTGTAAGCATACCGTGTGAAGCTAAAACACCGCCTGTAGTGTTGTTATCTATAAGATAAATACTAGCAACACTGTCTTCGCTTTGAAAAATTGCTGTGTTATTTACATTACCACTGTTGACGTGAAAGGTAGTTGAAGGCGTTGTCCCAATGCCCACGTTGCCTGTTGTAGTCAAACCGCCAGTTATATCAATATCGCCTGTAACACTGCCGCCAGTAGTAGCCAAGCCACCAAGGTTAGACAAAGCTGTTGACGCACTAGCAACATCAGATAGGTTATTAGCTGCTGCTAGTAGTCCAGCCGTAGATACTGCTGCAATCTGCCACGCAGAACCATTGTATACTCTTAGGTCATTACTTCCTGTGTTGAAGTACAAGTCACCTGTGGTTAGCGCATCACCGTCATTATCTGTTGTCGGGTCTGACGCAAAAGCACCAAGGTAGGTATCCTGAAAGTTATCCAAGGCAAGCTCTGCCGCAACTTGCGCTGCTTCTGCTGCTGCCTGTGCAGCCTCTGCATTAGTCTCAGCAGTCTCCGCATTAGTCTCTGAGGTAGCTGCATTAGACGCACTAGTCGCTGCTGCTGACGCTGAGTTAGCCGCATTAGTCTCACTAGTAGATGCGTTAGATGCGCTTGTAGACGCTGCTGAAGCCTGTGTAGTAGCTGTAGTTGCACTACCACTAGCAGACGAAGCACTACTACTTGCTGCTGATGCGCTTGCTGCTGCATTAGTTTCGCTAGTAGCTGCTGCTGCTGCCGAAGACGCTGCTGCACTTGCACTAGCTGCCGCTGCCGAAGCTGAACCAGCTATATCATCTACATAAGCCTTAGTAGAAGCATCATTGTCTGATACTGGTGTTGCTACGTTCTTGATAACTTTAGACTGTGCATCCCACTTGTCGTCATCAGCAAGAGTAATAGCAGCACTAGCAGTGTCCACAGCTTCCTGTGCTGCGTGGAAGACCTGAATGTTAGAGTTATCCAAGTCTTCTTCAGTCAACACTGAGCCAGACGCAAAGTCTACGGCTCGTGATGTAAGGCTAGTTGTTCTGCGTACTCGTACTAGAGCGTCAGAAGCAGGAGCAGACGTTAACTGCACACTTGTTACAGAGGGAAAGGTGAGGCCTGTTTCAGCCACACCATCCACAGTTACACTGATTTCGTCAGTGCTTTGGTATGTGAAGGTAATGGTGAACGTATCTGTTACACCATCACCTGTATAGTCTTTGTATGAAAAGGCCATCGTTTATCCTTTAATTTCCTAATTCGTTTGCTAAGGCGTTAATAGCTTGTCTCATTCCATAGAGAGATTGTGCAGGAAGTATGCGTAACATTCTTCTGTATTCTGCCTCAGAGATTTCACCGTTATTGTATGCTGTTAAAGCCTGTAGTGTTGACTGAGCTAGTGAGACTGCTGGAGGGGTCATCGCATAAGTGTTACCATCCATAGCACCAGTAGAAAGCTGATAGATATAACTAAACATAGAAGCTGCTCCTATCTGACTTAATGCACCTGTAGCAAAGTTTTTAGGTGTCATACGTTCCTGAATATACTCATCAGCATCACCACGTCCTGCTGCATTAAGCTGAACACGAGCCATATACATTAAGCTACCCATCATAACTGCTGATAACATAACTTTAGTAGCGGCTATGTCGCCTTTAATAGCCCTGACACCAAGACGCATTGTCTGTTGTTCTAGGGAGGCTAGTGGAAAACTTAAAAACTGAAACAAAGTTTTACCTAGTTCACTTCTAAGAAATCCGTTAGTAGATGCAATGTTCATTTCCTGAACACTCTGTCTTGCTTCCTTAAAACCAGAGGCTTGAAAGGCTTCTCGT